TACCTGTACCTGCAACACCTTGTAGTGAAACTAATTTAACATTTGGGTTGAGTAATGCATGAATGGCGAATATTTGTTCAGAATTTCTTGGTGTAATTTTATAACAAGTTTGTTTTTCAATTTTTTCAACTTTTTGTGTCATTGTGTTGAAGTATGCAAGTACTGAAGATTTGTCACTTTTGATTATTAGATATTTATTATTTTTTGTATCTTTAAGTCCAATTTCATCAGGTGAACAAAATCCAGTTGAATATATTTTGCTAATAAGAGCATCATCAATTTTTTCAATGGTTGATTTACCTGTAAATAAATTTTCAGTATCTTTAACTTTACCTGTTAGGTAGTCTTCAGCATTTAGATTTAGTGATTTGGCTTTTAATCTTAAATTAATATCTTTTGATACTAGTGTTACTTTTTTACTTGGATTTTCAGCAACTAATGTAAGAGCAGCATTCAATATATGATGATCTGCTTTATTATCCTGAAAAATTCTAACAGCATCAACTGTAGGATTTTCAGTCATAATAACTTTAAATTTACCTTTACTTTTATTTATTGATATCCAATTAGTTAAGGTGGTTCTATCGGCAAGTTTATCAATATTTCTGATAAATTCTCTAGCTTCATAATTTATTGTATCATTCCCTTTTTTAAAATTATCTAATTCTTCAAAAACTGTAATAGGTATTGCTACATCATTATCTTCAAAATTATAAATAGCATTGTGATCGTAAAGTATTACAGATGTGTCAATTACAAAAATTTTATTGCTTTTAGTCATTTAGTTTAATTATTTTTTAGAATGGAAGATCTGACATATCAATATCATCATCTTCAACTTTTATATTTTTTGATATATTTGATTCAAGTTTAGTTATTCTTTTCTTTTTTAGAAGTCTAGTTTGACTTAAACATGATTCAATTTTTTTATTTTCAGATTCTAATGAATAAAAATTTGATTTTAATAAAGAAATTTTTGCTTCATATTCTTTAATATAAGTATGACAATCATCAATTTTTTCATCATCAAGACATTCTGCATCATTAATAAGTCTTAGAAGTTGATTATGTGCATTTTTAAGATACTCAAATAATTCTTCAAATTCTTGATTTAATCTCATTAATTCATTATAATCTATTTTCATAATTTGTTTATTTTTTGTAGTTTCTTTTTTCTTAAAAATTTTTCTATTTCTTCTATTGGTGTGTTTTCTAATACATTACAAACAAAACTTGACATTTTACCAATAGATTTATCAATTTCATCATACTTAGCATCAATTTCATTAAATGTCTCGCCTTTACCTAAATCAGAGTAATATTTATCGTTTCTAAAATTAATAATATTTTTAGCCCATTGTGGAAAATTTTCTACACCTGGTGTTCCCATTGGACCTTTATGACCTTTAGCACCCATGTAGCACATTAATTATATTTTCTTTTATAAATTTCGTATGTGCAATCATATTCATTTTTTTCATCTTTTTCTTTAAAATCTTCTGAAATTAATGTCCATTGCTCAGGTTTAAGTTCAGGAAATGTTGTATCTCCTTCAATTACAGTATGTACTGTTGTTAAATAAATATAATCTGCATAATCTAGAAATTGTTTATAAATCATTCCACCACCAATTACAAATAATTCACAATTTATACCATGTTTTTCTTTTGCTTTTTCAAGTGCTTGACCAATATTATATACTGGTATTACATTTGGTGCTGAGAAATTTTGATCCCAAGTTAGAACAATATTAGTTCTATTAGGTAAAGCACCTTTAGGTAAGGATTCAAATGTTTTTTGACCCATTACAACGGGTTTTCCTGTAGTTAGATCTTTAAATTTTCTAAGATCATCACTTAATTTCCAGAGTAATTTGTTATCTTTTCCTATAACCCAATTTTCTGATACTGAAACAATTATATTAATCTTCATTTAATTTTATTAATTTTGTTTTTCTTGTTTTAAGTTTTTTGCTTTCTATAAAATTAATCAACCATTCTAATCTATGTTCACACAAAAAACCATCATCACAATTACAAACTTTATCATAAAGCATTATAGAATTTGGATAATTATCTTTATTATAAACATAGGTTTTAGGTATTTCTAATGCTTCTTTAAGATATTCTATATCTTTTTCATTCAGAACATATTCCTTCATTTTCTATTTTTTTAAGTTTTTCTTTTCTATGTTGACATATTTTTTATAATGAATTAATCAAATAAAGTTTAAAAATAAAAAAAGCCTCCGAAGAGGCTTTTCATCATTCATAAATTATAAATTTTTCTCTTTTAATATTTATTGGATTATTTCTTTTGAACTCTGTTCTAATATGACGATCAATAACAGGATGATTTTGTAGAATTTTTCTTCTCTCTGCTGCTCTTGAATATTCTTCAAATGATGGACGTTTAATTTCTTGCCCAATTGTAAATAAATACTCTTCAAGAATTTCATCAACTTCTTTGTAACCCTCTCTTGTAGTATTATGTCTTTCCTTCCAATCAGGAAGCAATTGATCTAAATCAGAATTTGTGATACCAAGTCCATCCGTTGCTACAGCGTCAAGCATTGAAAGTAATGCATTTGATGCTTCACCAGTGACTTCATTTTTCGCAATCCATTCGGTGAGACCATAGACTTCAGTTTTCCAAAGTTCCTGAATAAGACCATAATCACCTACATCACCATGTAGTGTAAAAAATGCGACCATTAGTTCTGTGAAATTGTCTGTGGACATAACCATACCTCTATTTTTCTGTGCTAAATCATAGAGATAGATCATTCTCATTCTAGCTTTAACATTACCAAGACGAATTTTAGTTTCTCTTTCTGTTTCAGAACCTGTAAGATTATCGTGATGATCACGACTTACAATATTTTCTATTGTCTCAAATTCTTCTGAAAGATCAACTTCATCAAAGTTTGTGCAGAAATATTTTCCAATATTTATTGCTCTTTCTCTTTCATCTTTTTTGTTTGTAACAATAGAAATTGAACGACCAATTAAATTTACACCAAGTTCTTTTGCAACAGGATAAGCAATTGCGCAAACTAATGCAGAATCAATACCACCACTTACACCAATAACTATAGATTTTAATTTATTATCAATTAAATAGTTATGTAGTTCAGTTCTTAATTTTTTGAGTGTTTCTTTATAATTTATAGTTTTCATAATTTTATATTTTTATAATTAGTACAAATTTAATAAAAAGTTTTGATGAAAAAAAATGACTTTTTTTATTTAATATATAGTTAAAAAATAATTATAAGATTATGGCAAAAGAATTAAATAATTTAGTAAGCTTTGATGATTTCACAAAAAGTTGGAAACCAGAAAGCGCAAAAAAGACAGCTAGAACCGAAACTGGTCTTGATGTTCTTGCTAAAACCGGAAAAGGTGAGGATGTAGATATTAAAAAAGTTACAGATAAATCAAAAACAACTAGTAATGGTCTTTCAAAAGTTGTTGTAAAATAAAAAAGCAGTAAATAATTTTTATATATACATAAAAAAAATAATTAAAAAGCAAATGAAGAATATTATCAATTTAAATGATTTCAAAGGTAAGAAATCCACTATACAAGAAAAACCAATCAACGAAATGGTTGATGCTATTGATGATTTTTATCGTGTTAGTGTTGATGTTGATTTGCCAAAATCTTTAATAAGTTCTTTTATTAAGAAAGTTAAAGAAAGTACAGGTAAGGATCTTCGTGCTGAAATGGGCGAAAAAAGATTAGCTGAAAGATTAGTACAATGGACAAATGAAAATTATTTGAATATTGAAAACCTTCCAGTTGAAATTGTAACAGGTTCAGATAAATCACCTGTTCAAGCACAGGGACAAGCACAAGTTCAAACACAAACCCAAACACAGGAAGAACCAGTACAAGATACACAAACACAGGCTCAACCTCAAGCACAGGCTCAGCCTCAAGCACAGGCTCAGCCTCAAGCACAGGCTCAAGTTCAACCTAGTCAAGCTCAAGCAAAAGGTACACAAACTGTACAAAATACTCAGGCACAAAAACCAGCAGTACAAGTTCAAGGTCAACAAAAAGCTCAAGCAACTGCACAAGCTGTTCCTGCACAGGAAATCTAAAAATAGAAAAAAATTATTAAGAAAGAATGTAATAGAAATATTACATTCTTTTCTATTTTAAAAAATGACTTTTTATATTTAATATATAATAAAAAATAATGAAGACAAATGTCACTAAAGAAATATACCGAACATACTCATGAGATCGTGAAAGATGTTAAACCAGCAATAAAACAAAATATTGTAAAAGAAGAAGTTCTTTTAAAACCTAAATCTATGAATGCTGATATTGAAATTTTAGAAGAAAAAATTATAAAATTCAACAATGGTGTGTTAAAGGATATTTTAGAGACTTTAAAAACTAAGTATGCTGATACTGATTATTTTATTAGAAAAAAGGATAATGAGTTACATATTGTTAAATATAATGAAAATTTAAAATTAAACATTAATGAATTTGTTAATAGTTTATTGAAATATTATTCTATGAATAATAAAAAAATTATAGAAGGTATAAAGGTTAAAGGAAATACTAAATTTTCTATTATTGAAAATATGAGAAATGAATTTAGTAATAAATTTATTGATGATCTAACTAAATTGTTAGCAAAGAAAAATAAAGAAGAATAATATGTTAATAAAATTTGATGATTTTTTATTTGAGTCTGCACCTAGAATTCCAAGTAGCGAAGAATATTGGAAAAAAAAAGGTAAATCAGGAAAAGATGTATGCTTAGTGTTTCACGATGATCTAGATGGCTGTGTGAGCGCTATCATAGTTAAAAAATATTTAAAAGATCATGATTTCAATATTAAGCAATATGGTGTAATCAATTATCAAGAAGGTTGGAAAGCTTTTAAAATTGATCCTAAACTTATTGTAATAGCATTAGATTTTGCAGAAGATATACCTGGTGTGGATTTATATATCGACCATCATGGTTCGTTTTCAGAAGATGTTAGAGTTACTCAACAACGTCCTTCTATAAAAACTAAAACTGGTTCTGCAGCAGAAGGTATAGCGATACAATTGGGTGTACCTTTTTCAGAAGAGATTAAAGATTGGATTGATATGATTGATTCAGCCAAGTATGATGATTATAATGTTGATATTAAAGGAATTTTAGATTTAGATTTAAAAAATATTTCTAAAAGTTCAAATTCTAAATTAGAATTTGCTGCATCTTTCAATCAAATGTTAAAGCGTTCTGATCATAAGACTTTTATTGAGGTTGTAAATGCTTGTGATAGTCCATCAATTTATAATATTTATCGTTTATTTAAAATATTTTTTCCAAAAAATAATATTGATAGATATGGTAGAGAGCCTGATTTTGATCGTGATGCTAAGAAAAGATTAGCAACAATGCAAACAAGAACAAGAGGAAGTGGGTCAAAGGTTAGATATACAGATCATAATGATTTTTGGAAAGATTTTTCATCAATTATTAAAGATGATTCGGAAAAATCCACTTATAAATTAACACCATCATCATATCAAATAATTGGTAATTTGATGTATGTTCCATCAGGAACATGGGCAAATGCATTAAGGGCAAAGGCAATCTTTAGTCAGGATATGATGAAAGGTATAGTACCAGATGATCCTAAATTAAATTTTATACTTCTACAATATGGTAATACTTTACAACTTGCTGATTTAAGAGGAAAAATAAAAGATATGAAAGAAGAAGATTTACCAAGAACTAAGGATGGTAAGGTGATTGATAATTTAGGTAAATATACAGAAGATTTGGTTAAAAATTTTGAAACACATTTGGACTATAAAGATGATAGAACAAAAGCTGGTGGTCATTATGGTATTGGTTCAATTTCTAATATATTTGGTAAATGTAAAAATGGACAATATCAAGGATTAAAATATTTAGATATGTTCAAGAATAAAATTATCAATGATATATCTGGTGTTAAATGGCCAATAAATATGCCTTGGAATGAAAAAGAAAGAGACATGGATAAACCATTTGATCCAAAAGAAATTAATAAGAAATTAGTTGATATAAAGGATGTTCGTTCAGAAGAAATGGCTAAAAAGAAAAAATAACTTATTTCTTACCACCTTTTAGAACTTTGTCTATTGATTTATTAATATCTTTGTCGGCTATTCTCATATCTTTATATTTATCATAGTTTTCTGTGACACCGACGTTAATTTCTTTTAATTCTCCTTTGAGGTCCTTGAAAAATTCTTTCATAACTTTTTGTAGTTTATAAAGAGTTTCTATACCTTCTTTCATTTCGCGTTGGAATAATGAAACTGCTTGATATAATTCAGCATCAACACTACCATTATCAATTTGTCGCATTAAATTAATTAATCCTCTTTTAGAACAAGATATTGAAAATTTAAGATCAGATAATGCAAGTGCATCATTTGTTA